ACTAAGCCTAGTTTGAATGAAGCAATTAAAGAATGGTATAATCTATTGAAGAAATATAGAAAGGAGAAAGTATGAAACGCAAAAAATACAAATTTAAATTTTATCCCAACGCACCTAAGAAAGTTTTAAATTGGTTAGGAAATCGAGGGGTACAAGTTGATACTACTTGCTCATGTTGCCAACAACCAATAAAGATTAAGTGTGTTGTAATTGAGTGTCCTACAATCGGAAAATGGTTATTTATTGAGAATCCAGAAAGTAAAGATGAGAATGGATTCGTTGATGTAGATATATACCATACGGAAGGGATTACGGCTGAAGTTATTGATAAATGGGATGAACATTTAATTATCTGGGAAGATGAAAAATCTTTATATGATAAAGCAGAAGATTTGTTTGATAACTATGT